ATGATCGTGTTCCACGCACCAGCGTCAGAGTACTACGAGGCAATTCGCGGATTGCTTAGCGTTGAAAACCCCGGCACGTTGTCACGTACGTTCTCGTACTACGGCTACGCGTCGTTCTTTCAAGCAAAAGCAACACTCGCTCAAAAAATTACATACGCTTAGTCGAGTAGCGGCATAACCGCTATGGCAACCTACGCAACAGCAAGCAAACAGTTATTGGACAACTACGCCTGCATATCTACGCTTGAGCCAACTGACATACAAGTTGGCGACAGCGTAGTTGTAGGGTCGTTAGGCGCACCGTTCAACGGCACGTTCACCGTGTTGTCATGCCCTCAATACAGATACACGGGCGTCGATAGCACAACTGGCGAATGGACATTTGACCAAACGCAACCAATACCTAATCAGGTTTTGTACGCCTGCACAGGTAGCAACGTTGACTTCGTTGCGATCTTTACCGGCACGGTCGCGTTTACACCAACTTGTACGTGGATTACGGCCGCAAACCTGATCACCTATTTAGGCGTGTCGATTACTAACCCGTCAGATGATTACACGCTGATCACGCAGTCTGTTAGCGCGGCTAACCAGTTTTGCAGTCGTCGTCGAGCTGAGGCAGGTTATAACGACAATTTGACTACTAGCCCGTCAGGTGACGTAACGCTGGGCACTCTTATGTATGGCGCAGCGCTATGGCGTAGTCGAGGCAGCCTTGAAAATGTGTTTGCGTCGTTTGACAACATGGGTACAGCACCGCAACAATCATTGACACCGATCGTTAAACAGTTGTTAGGTATTGACCGACCAGCGGTGGCATAGTGCCTGCACCATACACAGATTTATTAAACGAGGCGATTGACGACCTGACCGCAACGCTCACGGCCGTCACGGGTTTGCGCGTTGTCAATGACCCGACAAAACTCGTGCCAAATTGCGTGTTTATGCAAGCGCCAAGTTTCACGACGATCGCTGGCAACGGCAACATCGTACGCATGGATTTCCCGATCAAAATTGTTGGTAGTGGCCCAGCAGGGCTACCCGTGTTGCGCGAAATACTACAGATCAGCGCAACGGTGCTTGGCTCAGCGATAATCGTTATGTCGGGTCGCCCCGGCACACTCGAGATCGGCGGTCAAGAATACCCGTGCTATGACCTAGCGGTTGGCGTACAAGCGCAAACAGCGTGAGCATACACACGGTCACGGTCGCAGTATGGTAAAACTATAGATACAACAGCAAAGGATTAAGACATGGCAACTAGCACTTATTTATCAAACCCAGTTGTGCTGATCGGCGCTAGCAGCGCGTCAACCACAGACATCACCGACCAAGTGTCGGCAGTAACCGTCAACTACGTTGTCGAAGCACTTGAAGACACCGCGTTCGGCTCGACTGCACGAACCAACACGGCAGGCCTGCAAAACAACAGCGTCACGCTCACCGTGTACGCGTCGTATGCAACGTCAGAAAGTTACGCAACATTGTCAGCGCTGGTCGGTACAAAGTGCTATATCAAAGTGACCCCAGCAACAGGCGCAAACACAGCGACTAACCCCGGCTTTGAACTGACAAACACCTACCTGAGCGCGCTACCAGTTATCAACGCAAACTTGGGCGAGTTGTCAACATACGACATTGAACTTATGGGTGGCGCGTACACAGTCGACGTAACGTGATCTAACGTGCCGTAACTGGCCGAGAACAGGAAAGCACAATGAGACTAAAACTAAAAGTTGACCTAAACGACGGCACACAGCCAGTCGAGTTAACGACAAATATGTTTGTCATTTGCGAATGGGAAAAAACCGAGGGTCGCAAAATTAGCGACGGCAAAGGTATCGGCTATAGCGATTTAGTTTGCTGGGCGTACCATTTGCTGAAACTTAGCGGCGAAAAAATGCCTGCAACATATCGCGACTGGGTTAAAGCAAACCCAAACATGACTATCGAGGCGATTGACGAGACAGACCCAAACCATACGGCGTAGGCAGTTACCGACGGCAACTAGCAGAACTGTTAGTCGCAACAGGGTACTGGCCTACGACAATCGAGTTTGACACGCGCGACCTTATAACGGTGATTAGTCTGTTAAATAAGCAAAAGAGGTAACACGTATGCCAGCAAGCACAACTATTGAGGTCGTCGGCGTTAAACAGACAATCAACAGTTTGCGCAAAATTGACCCACAGTTGCAAAAAGATTTTAAGGCTGACGCAACGCAGATCGCACAGCCAGCAATACAGGCAGGCAAAGCCGTCTATAAAGAGTTGCCGTTGTCGGGCATGAAATACGGTTGGACACAACGCGACCGCAAACTATTTCCGTTTACAGTCACCAAAGCAATCAACGGCGTACGCATGAGGTTTGACACTCGACGCAACGCCGTCGGCGTGATTTTGATTGAGCAAAAAGACCCAGCCGCCGCAATCTTTGAAACAGCCGGTCGCGCTAACGCAAACAAATTAGGTAACGCGCTCGGGTTTGTTGGTGCTGGTCGCACTCGACTGATCGGGCCAGCGGTGTATAAAGCGCGTCGCGGTATTGAAGCTGAGATGACAAAGATGATTGCTAAAACTATGCGCGACGTGCAGAGGGATATTTAGTCATGGCATTAAGTATTCCTATTGTCTCTGAGTTTGACGGCAAGGGCATTGACAAAGCAATCAAAGAATTTAAACAGTTAGAAACCGTTGGCGAAAAAGCACAGTTTGCGATTAAAAAAGCGGCCGTGCCAGCAGCGGCGGCGCTAACGGCGGTTGCTGGCGCGTTGGGTTTGGCGGCTAAAGCAGCAGCAGAGGACGAACAGCAACAAGCAATTTTGGCTAACACTATGCAAAACGTTGTCGGTGCGACTGACGCGACGGTTGCAGCGACCGAGGACATGATCGCGGCTATGTCGAGGGCGACGGGTACGGCTGATAGTGAGTTGCGACCAGCGTTTGCCGCGTTGCTTGTTGGTACTAAAAACGTTGGCGAGGCAACTGACGCGCTGACGTTGGCTCAAGACGTTGCGATCGCTACAGGTGCAGATTTAGCAAGCGTTAGCGACGCGTTGGCTAAAGCGTACGCAGGCAACATGAAAGGGCTACGTGCGTTATCGCCTGAAATGGCAGGGCTAATCAAAGAAGGCGCGTCACTTGACACGGTGATGATGGCGTTAAACGACAACTTTGGTGGCGCGGCCGCACGATCAGCAGAAACCGCAGCAGGCAAATTTAAAATACTAAAAAACAGTTTGGCTGAAACACAAGAGTCGATCGGCGCGGCATTGTTGCCGGTGTTGCAAAAAGTGTTGCCGTATTTGCAGGCAATGGCTGATTGGGCGCAACGTAACCCTAAAGCGTTTTTGATTATTGCTGGCACGATTTCGGCGGTTGCGGCCGCAATCATGGCGGTTAATATCGCTATGGCGTTAAACCCGTTTGGTTTAATTGCGGTAGGTATCGCAGCACTTGTTACTGGTTTAACGTTTGCTTACACAAAGTTTGAGACGTTTCGCAACATTGTCAACACGGTGCTTAACGGTTTGATTGCAGGGTTTGAAACATTTGCTAATTCGTTTATCGGCGCAATTAACTTGATTATTCGAGGCATGAATTTGATTAACCCGTTTACCGATATTGGTAGTTTGCCGACGATCTCGTTGGGTCGTATCGGTAGTGGTGGTGGTGGTGCTACGGCTGTTGGTGGCGATACGCGTACGGCTGACCGTATGGCTCGAGAGGCAGGCGCGTCTATTCCGAGTGTGCCAGCGATTATTGGTGGCGGTGGCGGTGCAGGTGGTGGCGGTGGCGCTGGTAGCGGCGGCGGTGGTGGTGGCGTTGGTGGTGGTGGCGACTTAGTAACAATTCAAGGCGCACTAACGACATACGGTATGGCTGAACGTATCGCGGCGCGTCAATCAGGTGACGTAACGATCAACGTGACGGGCGGTATGTCGACTAGCGCCGAGATCGGTCAAAGCGTGTTAAACAGTTTGCTGGCATACCAGCGCACTAACGGCCCACTTGACTTAATGATTGCACAGTAGTTATGGCAGGCGTTGCAGTTGTCGCTAGTGGCAATTATGACTTAGAGATTGACACGGGGTTTGTTCAAGACGCATTTTTGCTTGACGACGCAACCGCAGGCGTACTCGACAACACGACATATGTGCTTGACGGTACGACACAGTTTGCGAGTGTGCTTGACGGCATAAACCAAGTCAACGTGCGGCGCGGCCGACGCGATCAGGGCGACCAATTTAGTGCAGGCACAATGACGTTTACCATGCTTGATACCGACGGTATTTTTATGCCGTTTGACGAGGACAGCCCGTACTACGACACAGCCGAGGCTAAGCCGGGTTTAGCGCCTATGCGTCGAGTGCGGTTATCGCGGTACAGCGCCACAAACGTCAAAGAATATCTGTTCGTTGGCGTGATTGTTAATTTTGATTACAACTTTGCGCTTGGCGGTTTAGACACGGTGACGGTTTATTGTGCAGACGATTTTTATTTGTTGGCACAAACATATTTAGACGAATTCAATGTGTCAGAAGAATTGTCTAGCGCTCGACTGACAGCCGTACTTGACCGACCCGAGGTTGATTTCCCGTTGGCGACCCGTGACATATCGACTGGCACACAAACGCTCGGTGGCGCGTCAGCGTTTACTATTCCGCAAGGCACAAACGTGCTTGGTTATTGCTCTCAAATTAACGAGGCTGAGCAAGGCAGATTATTTATGTCGCGTGACGGCGATCTAACATTTCAACCGCGTATCGGTACGACGCTTGACCCGTCGGTAGCCGACTTTAGTGAACTGGGCGCTGACATACCGTACAACGGGCTAGGCATAACATTCGAAGCAGACCAAGTAACAAACCGTGCAGTCGTACAAATACTTGGTAGCAATAACCCACAAGTCGCAGACGACACAGGCAGTCAAGCAACGTACTTTATACAGACGTACTCGATCATCGACAGTTTGTTGCACAGCGACGCAGCCGCATTAGACCTAGCAACGTATCTACTTGACCCTAACCCTGAGCCGCGCTTTACGTCGCTTAACACGGCGTTTGCCATGTTGAGCAGCGCCGAGCGCGACACCGTAGCCGTGATCGACATAGGCGACACGATTACTATTGAGAAATCGTTTGCCCCCGGCACCAACCCAGCGTCACTAGCCCAAGAGTTAAGTATCGAGGGCATAGAGCATTCGATCAACGTGAACAACGGCCATATTGTCACCTATTACACGTCGCCAACTACGATCGTTTACGAGCTCATACTCGACGACCCCTCGTACGGTATCATCTCGGCAGACAACGCGTTAGGTTAAAGTAGGCAATATGACGACACCATTTCCATTTGTTGCTGGTCAAATTTTGACGGCCGCGCAATTAAACGACATACAAAATTTGCCGATATCAGACAAAACCGCGTCATACGTTTTGGTTGCAACTGACGTTTTTAAGCGCACAATTATGAACGCGGCCGGCGCAACCACGATCACAGTCGACAACAACATTTTTACAACAGGCGACGTAATACAGGTCGCTAACAAAGGTGCAGGCACTTGCACGATCACCGCAGGCGCAGGCGTAACTATTAACACATCGGGGTCACTTGCTTTGGCGCAATATGGGGGCGGCTATTTACTTGCATTGTCGGCGTCAACTTTTACTTTTTTTAATTTAGGGTCAGGCGCAAGTTACGGAACAGCAACAGGTGGTTCATCGTCGAGTATTACTGTCAGCGGCGTAAATTACACGCTTTTGACTTTTACTACTGACGGCACTTTGACGGTTACTAAATCAGGTTTGTTTGATGTTCTTCTTGTTGGTGGCGGTGGCGGTGGCGGTGGTAGTGACCCTACTCAAGGTGCAGGCGGCGGTGGCGGCGGTGCTGGCGGTGTGCTTGGTTACTCACCTTTAGCAACAATTTATTTAACTAGCAA